ATCTCGATTGTACTGTAGAACTTCAACGCACGACCACCGGACCTCGTCTGTTGTGGCTCGAATAAGCCAGCGTCAATGTTATCCCGCGTCTGGCTGATGATGATAAGGATTGACCCCGTATCCCGTAACCGCGCACGCGCTCGGCGAATGTACCGGGAGTTCACTTTCGCCTTACCATCCCCGTAATCACCCTTCGCCTTCTTGCCAGTTGCCGCTGCAGTGCGAGCCTCTTGGAATTTCTTGCCCTCATACACGCTAGACAAAGCGTCCATGCTGTCTAGCACGTAGATGAACGGACGGCCCTTCTGTTCCGCCTCTTCCAGTGCGCCTTCAAGATTGAAATAGAAATCCTCGACCTTGCTACTATACTGCGGCTCCCCATCGTCATAAGTATCCGGTGGCTCTAACCGTTCTGCCATCCGGGACCCGAAAAACTTCTCGAAATCCATCAAGGCGCCATCCTCAGCGTTATCAAAGATGATGCGGTAGTTCTTGAACTGCGCGTCAAGTTGGGCCTCGGCGAGACAAGTCAAGGCTAAAAACGTCTTCCCGCTAGCAGAATCACCAACGAAAAACACGTAATGACCGGCAGGGATTCCCTCGTTCGGTTTACCGGAAATGGCGAGGTTCAGTAGCGTTGAGCCGGTATTCAAACAAAGCCCCTCAGCCATACCGGTGACCTTTCTTGGTTTTGTTAGAGCGGACTTGATCTCGTCTACGTCCATCAACTGATCTACCAATCTGCGTCCCAGTCATCGTCTTCAACGGAATCGTCTTTCGACGCGGTCGAGCCACCGTTGTTCTCTTCTTTCTTCGTTGAGCTCTGCCCGGCAGTGGGCTCCGAATCCCCACCCTCTTTCGTAGGGCCCGCATCTTCCTCCCCATTACCCGGCAACTCAACATCCTCCACAAGCACACCCTTCTTTATCAAGTCCTCGTCGTCGTTGTTGACCAACGTGAGAGACTCCCCATCGCCGGTGATCTTCAACACCGTCCATTCCTGGCCCTTCCATGCGACGTCATCACCCTTACCAATCCCCTTATCATCCGCCGTCACGGCCTTGGTTTTCTTCGGCTCGTCCCGCTTGACAGGTCGTTCGTCTTCGTCCCCCTCGGCATCCACACCCTCCTCATGCAGGAAGATCGTTTTCAGTTTGTCGTAGGGATAAATGATAATGAGGTTGTCCAATGGGTGGGCCCCATCCAAGACCTTCTTCGGCAGGGCCTTTGTCCGGGGCTTGAACCCGATGGTCGCCGCTTCGAGAAAACTGTTCTTCCCAATCTTCTGCTCTTCCATCCCCACCCGCAGCGTCATGCCCTCTTCCGGGTCGGCGAAATACTCGTACCCATCGTCCTCGTCGGCATGCATCACCTCCCTTTTGAGTTGCTTGCCGAACAAGTGGTAGCTGACTTCCCAGACCTTCACGCCCTTCCCCGGCTCCTCATGGTCAAAGACGTTCCACAGCTGCCGCTGTTTTGGGGCCAGGGCCTTCGCCAAATCCTCGTCGCCGTTCGGGTCCTCCATGATTTCCTTCCGGTGCTCGCAAATCGGACAAGGCTTTCCAGCGGTCCGTTTCGGGCAGACATACCGCTGCTCATCAACACCGATGTCCCTGTGAATGAAGAATGTGCGTTCATAGTGCAGCTCACCGGGGGCGGCATTCGGGTTCGGCCCGGCGGCGGACTTGTCAGGCACGACGTAAGGGATGATATCAATCCGGTAGGTTCCCTCCTTCTTGGGACTGAACTCCTCGACGTCGTCGGGGATCTTCACCACAGTTTGCACGAAGCCTGTATCCGGCTTTTCCGCCCACGCCTTAGCCGAGAGTTTCTTCCTCGCCATTGTCCTTCATCTCCTTTTGTCTATGGAACAGTTCACGTCCTTTGAGAATCCCAAGGGCACAGAATTTGGCGGTTGTGTACACAAACCATGGCAGTGCCAAGATTGCAAGCAACAAGCCGAAAAGCACCCACAGGAAAACGCTAGTCATCTTGTCGTTTCTTCACGCCCTTCGGCATCTTGGGGACCGAATAATAGTCTTGCCCATGAAGCTCGACCAGTTCTGTCAACGCCCTCTTCCTATGCTCCAAGCCATCAACGGCGGCCTGCAGCACGTTAACCTTGTGCTTCGCCTCATTCATCTTCTTCGTCGCTATCTTAACGGCCGGGTAGACCGTCACGGCGTTAGCTACGGCCGTCTCAGTCACCTTCAGCACGCCGTAGCCATCCGGGTCCTCCCGGATCTCGCGATCCGTTTCCGCCTTAATCACCTCCAAATAAGACTTCGCCTCGTCGTAGGCTAACTGGGCGTCCGCTAACAGCTCGCCCCACACCTGCCGCTGCCTCGGCTGGTTCAGCCATTCCTCGTCGAGTCTAAGCTGGTCGATCTCCAAACGAAGCTTCGGCATGGCCAATCTCCTTGTTTCTAAAAAGCAGCCCGGCGATCACCCTCCCGGCGGGCACCTAAAAGGGCGGCCAACCGGGCTGCGTCTCCATAATTATCGTACTGCGGCGGACATTCTACTCTTGTTCTACACCCCGCCAAAACAGACCACGGCACAACTCTGAACGAGCCCCGCCTTCCCCGTATTAAAATACGGGTCCAAGAACGCCTCGATAATCCCGACAGCCCGCTTCGGTGTCTTCTGCCCTAACGCCACCTTGGTGAAGTACCCGAGGACAATTCGACGCACCGTCTCCGGGTCGTCCTCACAATTCCCCAGAATGGCAGCAATCTCCGGCCACTTAGCATTTCTCACTAGGGCTTGGGCCAGCTCAAACCCGGACCGCTGCGCACTTTCACGTTCCAACGCCTCCAGTTTGTCTTCCTCGGTTGCCAAGTCGATCACCTGATGCAGCAAAACCAGTGCCATCCGGGCTGAGCCCTCGGCAACAGACACGATCTTGGCGACTACATCTTCCTCAATCTGCTTCTTCTCGGCAGCCGCAACACGGTTGACCAGTCCTGTCATCTCCTTATCACCGATCAACACGACCTTGACTTTGGTAGCCCTTGTAACGATGGTCCGTTTCAACTTGCTCGGGTCGGTCGTGCAGAGGAAGAAGTAGGCGTGCTTCGGTGTGTCTTCCAGCAACTTGAGGATCGACTCCATCGCTTGGGCGGTCATCTGGTGGCATTCGTCAATCAGCCAGATCCGGCAAGGACCGGCCATCGGAGCCAAACCCACACGACTATCGATCTCCCGCACCATGTCGATACCGCGATCCTTGGCGGCGTTCATTTCCTTGAAATCAGCGTCACTGCACTTCAGCTTGTTTTTCAAGATACGAGCGATGGTCGTCTTCCCACAGCCGGACGGTCCAATGAACAACAGAAAATGAGGAATAGCGTTGTTCCGTCCCATCGCTGTCAGTTCTTTGACGGCGCTGTCCTGTCCCACCAGTTCGCTGAATTTCGTTGGGCGGTGTCGTTTGTAAAGCTCCTCAGTCATTTTGTCTCCTTCTTTCGTTTCTTCTTCTTGGTCTCGAAAAAGCCGGATAGCTTCTGTTCCTTCGGTGGCTTGACCATACCAAGTCCAAACGTCCTAGACACCCGAGACAGCTCATTTTTACATCTGTCTATAGCAATTTGGAAGTATTTTGGCTCGATCTCGATACCTATAAACTTGCGGCCTGTGCGGATGCAGGCCACGCCTGTCGTGCCGCTGCCGGCGAAGGGGTCCAAAATCACGTCACCTGGACACAGACCACACAGCTTCTGCATCAACGGCAGTGGCTTCGTTGCGGGGTGGTTCCAATAGTTCCGCCCGTCGCATGGAGTATCAAATACGTCCCACGTTGGCCCATCATGCTTTTTGGGAAGTTGCCACAAGTACACAGGATGCCAACGGTAGGCCATCCCATGTGCCATCGTTTTCGATAGCGTGAACCGAGGATGCCATACGGCCACTCGTTGCGGTGGCGGGTCAAACGCCAACAAATCGTTTCGGTGCTGCGGCGCAGCGCCGAACCACACAATCGGTCCGTCCGTCAATTCATGGAATCGCGTTAGCAGTTCATGCGGCACGGACTCGTCCCACCAGTCGCACTTCACACCATACGGCGGGTCTGTAATTACAGCGTCAACCTTTCCGAGCAATGGTAGTATCTGGCGGCAATCGCCCAACAACAGCCTGACATTACCGTCGTCTGATCGCCATTCATCTTTTATTGGATTGGCAGGGGACACACGGCCCTCCCTTACTGTTCACCCCGGTCCCGCCACACGCCTTACATACCACACGTTCTTCATCATGGTTCCACAACAAGGGAACCGGAGAATCTGGCGGGAGCATAGTCGTCTCAAATGGCCGCTTCTCAAACCAGTTCTTCTCGGCAACCTCCACATCGACCTCGAGTGGTATGGTGATCCACTGCCACTCTCTACGGATGTCGTCTACGGTAATGCGTCGCACCAGCTCAACATAATCGCTCAATTCCGCCCTATGAACATCCGCCACAATCGAATCGTGGATCTGCCCAATCACCTTCGACCTCATCTTCCGCCTCTTCATCTCCTGCACCAGCCGGGTCAAGGACCATAGCAAACAGTGGAATGCCGGACCTTGGATTGGGTAATTGATGACCTGATTCTTCCCGTACAGACCTTGACAGACAAACCCGGTGACAAGCTGGAACCAACCCTGCCGTCGGTACTGCTTCACCCTGTCTTGACGCCAGCCATGGTACACACGAAACCGTTCGTTCCAGAACCTATCCTCGACCTGCCTGATGTGGTCCTCAAACGTGCCCTCATCCGGCGACCTGGCATCCCTATTACAATCGCCTAGCTCGTGAATACCAACGGAACACAAATGATCCCGCAACGGCACGCCCGACGCGATCTTCAGTTTTTTCGTTGTTGCCTCCCACAACCCTTGACACACCTGTTTGTACCAATCGCCGTAGAATTCAGGAAACACAAAGGCATTCTTCCCATACTGCCTAATCTGCTTGGTCACCTCATCCAACGGCAACTTAAAACACTCGGCCGCCATGTCCCGGTGCATATCGCCGTGCAGCGTATCGTGAGTCAGCTTTTCATCCTCGCTCAGACAGCAAGCAACCCGCACTTCAATCTGCCCGTAGTCTACTTCTACCAACACGTGACCATCACGAGGTATGAACGCCCGGCGAATAACCTTGGCAATCTCCTCGTTGCGGGTGGGGATGTTCTGAAGATTCGGGTCGCTGCTGCTGAGGCGGCCCGTCGCCGTCGCGGTCTGATTGAAGGAGGTGTGAATCCGTCCCGTCGCGGGCAGAATCATGCCCGGCAGCGCGTCAACGTAGGTGGACTTCAGCTTGCTCAGTTGGCG